CCCCAGCACCGCGGCTGCGGCAGCAGTCTCGACGACTAGCTCTTGTGTGCGCCAAGTCATGCGCCCGTGCGGTCCTCTTCGTAGCGCTTGACGCAGCGGGAGTGCATGAACAGGGCGTCCGCCTGTTTTCCGATCTTCTCGATCAGGTCCTTCAAGGCGAAGGACTTGCCGCACCAGCTGCAACGTCGAGGGCGAGGGCGTGATTGTTTGGGCTTCTCCGTGGTCACTTGACGATCCATCCTCTTCCTCTCTCCCAGGCGTGGCCTAGGATCTGATGCCTTGCGATGCACGCGTTGCACCCGTGGGTGGTGGTTGGGCAACCTGTGTCGTTGCTGTACTGGTCGCACCAATCTATAAGGGAGGCGGCCCGTTTTCTTTCCTCGTGTCGCATCGTCTCCAAGAGGAACAGGTGCATTGTGCCGTTGGCGTCGTGGATAGCGTGACGAATGGCGATGCTTACCTTCCGTCTCACCCCAGTTAGATGCTTTGGTACTGCGGCAAGGGCAGCCTCGATCGCTGGGTGGTCATCCATTGCTTTCCTCCTCGTAGATGTGGTCTGCCGGCATGTTGCAGTCGCAGTATTTCGTGGGGTCAACCACGTCCTGGGCAACGCAGATTGGGCAATAGTCTTTGCCGCCTGGCTCGCCTACGCGCCATCCTCTGTTTCTCAACTCATCCCGCGCTACATGCCCCCTCCATCTTGAGTAAACCTGGCCCGTGGCCGACCCGACGATGCCGCAGCCGTCGCATCGGATCTCACTGTGGATCATCGGCTATCCTCTCGGCTCAAGGCCGAGTGCGGTGTAGATCTGCTTGATCGTGGCCTTCGCCTCTCGCCAATCACTCATCGCCCACGTGTCCCATGTCGATGGACTGGTCCTTTGCCATCACGCGAAGGCATGCCTTGCACGTCACCGCAGAAACGGCACGCGTGTGAGCGCCCTCGGCACGTATCCTGACCGCACGGTCGCCCGAACAGCAGGCCGCCCAGCCTGCGAGGATGCGCATCCTCGGGGTACTCACGCTCCCGCCGTAGTGAATCCTTCGGTTCTTCATGCTCGTCTCCCCGTTAACCGGCAGAGCCGGATTTCAAGTCGCGAATGCCCTGTCCTGATGGTTTGTCGTTCCCCACGTCAGTTCAAGCTCCGCTCATAAGATACACCGTCCACAGATTGCGTCCTTCGGCATCGATCCGATCTGAACGGCGCCGCAGATCGTGCAAAACCAGAGCATCGATCGGCTATGCCACACAGGGCGCCTCGCCGTCGTGCGTTGCCATGATATACGCGGCCCGGACTGCCTCGAGGAGATCCGGCCGAGTCGCTGCGGTGATGTGATTGTGGCCTAGCCTCCCGAGTTGACACCGCCAAACGTACCGATCGCGAGTCACGTCGTGGACTCGTCGGATCTCTTGGACGTACCAACCAAGCTCGGCAAGGTGGCGGATCATGATGCCGATGGTCATCTGCTCTGTCTCCGCAAAGTCTGCACCAACTCGTCACCGTGGCACGCATGGGCGACGCCGAGCGCATCCCAGCCATGCACAAGGCACCCATCGGGGAATCCGCCCGTTCGTTCGAGGCCACGATCCCAAGCTCGGGCGCAGGGTCCATACTGGCGGATCAGGGCTGCCGCGATGGCCTCTTTCGATGCGTTCCGAACGCCACAGACAGCCCGCTTCACCTCCTGCGGCGTGACGGATCGGATCGGGATCTGCCGATGGTGGGCCATCGTGAGCAGCATTCCATAGACCAAGGCGATTTTCGCGGCGACTGACGCATGACGCGGAGCGCTGAAAGCCTCAAGACAGACGAGGGCCGGATCGTGCGACTGGAGGATCTGATCGAGGGCCTCAAATAGTTCTTTCAGCCTGCGCTCCGAGTCGTCAACCGATCGTACTCGCCGCTTTTTGGGGCTCGGCCTCGTCCGCAGCACTCCCAACTCTCGCACGTCTCCACCGACATCGATCACGCTGTAGCCCAGCGAGGCAAAGCCGGGATCGATTGCGAGGATCGTGGGCGGCCTATTCACCATGTGATGTCATCTGTGCCGCCGTCGAGCGCGCACTTGATCATACCGGCCCGGTCTCCATCCCATGCGTCGAGCAGTTTGGAAGCGTGCGCCCGTGACCAGGCGCGGCGAGTTTCCGGCAGGCCGAGCACGTTGATCAGCACGGGGCGGATCTTGTCCTCAAGTGCCTCCTTCGTCGTGGCCGATTCCCCTGCGTCCACGACCTCCGTTGCCCATTCTCCGAGTGCGGCGCCCGATGCCCTGATCTGGCCTTCCGTGGCATAACTGATCCCGTGTCGGAAGGCGCGACCGTCTGACAGCACGTCTTCACACGATCCGGTGCATCGAAACTCTGGTGCTCGGTCGTTCTTGGCATGGGCCGGATTGGGCTCGGAAGATCCTCCGCACTTGTCGCATGGGGGGCTTGGCCTCGGGTCTCCGTTGGGGGCATCCTGCGGCGCAGGACGCCTATTGCCCTGCGGGCGGGCTCTCGGGGCACTCGTAGGCTCTGCGGCCCGGTTGCGGACCTCTTCGGCCGAGGCGATCCCTTTGCGGGCGTCGGCGGCGAGGACGGCAAGGATCGCCCTTCCCCATGCCGAGGTCTCGGCGTTCATGAGTTCGCTATTCTTGGTGTAGGGCGTGCGGCCGGGGAACGGTTCCCACGCGCAACCGATCCCAGGTCTCGGGTCATCCGGCGTCCGGTATGCGGCGGCGGTGTAGACGACGAACGTCAAGTCTCCGATTATCTCGATGACATACGGGGCGTCGAGGATGGCGGGCTGAAGTGATCCCTCAGGGTGCTTCTCTCTGAACTCGACGAGGCGGGTGGCAACGTCCACGTAGTCAGTCATTGCGAATTTGTTGCTCATCGTTGCTCCCTCGCTTTGATTGCGCCAATCTCGTCCAGTCGTGAATAGATCCGCAGCGTTGCCCCGGCGTCGGCGGCGTTGTACTCGGCCAGGACGTCCCATGCCTGTTCTGCGATCAACCTCGCAACCATGGCGCCGTTGACCTCTTCGCCCTCGTATTCCACGACGGGCGGGACCTCTCCGAACAGGTGCCGATACCAGACGGCGAGCGTGCCCCTACGCCTCGGATTCCAGGCGGACAGGACGCCGCGGACATCGCAATGCGGGATCGTGCTGTATCGCCGCATGCCGTCTTTGATCCAATGCGGCAGCGTGATCCCGTACCTGGCGGCTCGGATGAGCAGGAATGGGAGATCGAACTCGGTGCCGTTGAAGGTCACGACGCAGCGAATGTCTGAGAGCACCTCGAATGCGGACTGGATCAGCAAGCGCTCGCTCCCCGAATCGCTGATCGTCGTCGCCATGGCGTGACTCCCGCCGGACTGTGCGAATGCGATCGAGACGACCATGCCGGTCAGCGGGTCAAGCGACGCCTCGGCCTTGGTCTTCCGCAGCCATTCGTCCCGCTTCGCCGCCACGTGGTCGGCTATCTTCTGCGGATCCTTGTAATGCTTGGGCGGGCTGAAGGCTGGCGGATCAGCGAGTAGCCACTCGAGGGCATCCGGGTCGGGTCCGGTCTCGATGTCGAGAGCAACGGTCGGGTGCCTGCCTTTGGTATAGGCTGCGGTGAGGCTCATGCCGTTGTCCCTTCGTCGATACCAAGGCGATCCCCTTCGGTCCACCACCAAGGGGCGGCAGTCGTCGTCGTGTCCGGCTCCGCCGGGCTATCGTCGGACAGGCTGTCCAGGTCTTCGGAGTCTTGTGCTAGGTCGTCAACCCAGGTCCACGCGGTCTCGTCGATGCTCATCGTCGGTTCCCTTCGTCATTGTGAATCCGCACGCCGAGCACGACAGCGCATCGGCCTTGGCGAATCCGTTTCGGTATCCTTCCAGTCGGCCGATGTGCGCGGCCTCTCGGAGATGCTCGGTCACTAGCGTCTGGGCGCTATCTGTCAGATCGAGGACTCGTCGCAGGTGTATCCACGACGCCTCGATCCTTTCGGCGGTGTTCATGCGCCCTCGGCCTCGGTGAGGAGATCCATGGGCGCCACGCCGACGACTGCGGCAACGGACGGCAGGAGGGTTGCCGAGGGCTCGGAAACGCCGTTTTCCCAATGCCACCAAGTTGACACGACGACGGAGATCCCATGGTCAACAAGCAGCTGATCACGAGCTTGGCTCACCCGCATCCCTTGGGCCTCTCTGGCGTCTCTCAACCGGCGGCCGAATGCCTCTCGTTTTGCTTGCCGTGCGGGCCGTTTCATGGGCGTCCTCGATGAATGTGGCTTGCCGCATACGGTAGCGCATGGCGGGGTAACGTTCAACTTTTTGTTTGAACGGTTTACGCTCGGCCGGTTGACGTTGCCGGGTTGACACGACGGCCGGAAGACGACCAATATCGCCGGGCCTCGGTTGATCTCCGGGGTAGGCTAGGCTCGGGGCTCGTGGGCTGTTCGTTCCGCTCATGGGTTCACGGGCCCGAGCCAGCCGATTTACAATGAGCGGGGCGGCCATTCGGGGAGGTGGACGCTCCAAAAGGAGCGCCCCATGGCCTGGTTCAGATTGGAAGAGTCCGCAGCAAACCATCGGAAAATCCGAAAGCTCACGAGGAAACTCGGAGTCAACCTGCTCGAAGCTCGCGGCCTCGTCATGGGGCTCTGGTGCACCGTCGTGGCCGATGCTCCAGACGGCGACCTCGATGGGTGGGATTCGGATGATGTAGCGCTCGCATGCGGCTGGGATGGCAGCGCGGGCGATCTTGTGGGCGCCCTTCTGCAAACAGGGCTCCTTGACGTTGAGGAGGGACGCTGGATCGTCCACGGTTGGCTGGAACGGGCAGAATCCTACCGCAGAGCGCAGGCGGAAAAGGCGCGCAGGAGATCAAGCAAACGTGGGTCACGCGTGCACCACGAAGAGGGCACGCCGGGGGCACGCGTGGGAGATAATGGGTCACGCGTGGATGGACCGACAGACCGACAGACCGACCCACAGACAGACGGAGAGGAGTACGACTCCGCTCCGAGGGACAAGCCCTCTCCGCGGAGTCGGTCCGCGTCACCCAGCAAGAGGCGCAACGGCAAGACGACCTGGCTCACACCCATCGCTGCCGCCCTCGATGAGTCAGGGTTCACTCTGCCTCCCTCCGGCTCACGGGAGGCCAAGGCCCTTTACGGCGCATTGTCCGGCGAACTCAAGCGGTTTTTCGTCAAGCACGGGCGGGAGGGTCGGACTATCGAGGACGCGGCTGTATACGTCGCCTGGACCGTCCAGCATCTCCTCGGCGGTCGGTTCGTCGCGAAGTTTCACGGCGATCCCGTCGAGGCGGTGCCGTATCTCCTCGCCGTCGTCTCAAAGCCTGCAACCATGAAGCATTACCGCGCCGCCAAGAATGGCAACCGGATCGCGGCATGGTCTGATGAGGAGTTCGAGGCGCATCTTGCGAGATGGCAGAGCGAGAACGACAAGCGGATCAAGGACTCCCAGAAGGCGGGCGGGGCTCGATGAGCTGGGCGCCGCCTTCTGGGAGGTGAGAGCCGACGCGGCTAGCGCAGCGGCCATCCACGGGCGATGGCGGTCTCGTTATATTCAGCAACGCTGCGAGCATCTCGGGCCACATTCCAGACCTCGAGTGCGGCGTTCATGATGGCGATCCGATCGGCGATCGGTCGAGGATCGAGCGGGTTGTTGTACGCCTTCGTTGCCTCATTCCAGGGCGTATAGAGCGCCATCGAATGGGCTCGGGCCTCGTCGGCGATGCGGGTTAGATCAGCGGCGTTGGGTGCGTTACTCATCGCCCGCCTCCCAAGGAGTCACAACTACCACGACGGCCTCGGCCCAGACGCATGCAGCCGAGAGGCAGACCGATACCACGGACTCGCCGTCATGCTCGAACGACTCGATGACGACGAGGGCGCAGCATGGCACCAAGACGAATCCAGGCGACGGGATCAGAGAGCAAAGACTCTCGAAAGGCGAGCCTGACGTCAAACTGGGCCGACGCGTTGCAAAGCCGCGTGCTGTAACGAGTTGGCACGGTCGGGCAAAACTCGACGGAGTTTAGCCCCCCGACCAGAGACGGGCAAAACCACGCGGCGAATTTGTTTCAAATAATTAGCACCTCGCCCCGAGGCCCTATCCTGACAACGATTCGAGCCTGACCCTAGACACGACGCCGCTCCGCCCCTATCGTCAACGTGACGCTATAAGGCTGCGACATGCCCGGAAAACACGGCTCCGCAAGGACTAAACCGCAGGACAGTAGAGCGGCGGCGGTGCGCGATAAGTGCCTCGAACTCCGCAAGATGGGGCTCAACTACCGTCAGATCGGAGAGGAGGTGGGCATCCCGCGCCAGTCCGCACACCGCCACGTGGTCAAAGCCCTGACCGACATCCGAGAACGGACACACGAGAACGCCGAGCAGGTCCGAACGATGGAGTTGCAACGCCTCGATGACATCATCGTCCGGCTCTCGCCGCAGGTACGGCAAGGCCATCTAGGATCGATCGATCGGATCTTCAAGGCCATGGATCGACGTGCCCGCTACCTCGGCCTCGATGCTCCGGCGCGTGTCGAAGCGTCCGGGCCTGGCGGCTCGCCCCTTGTGTCCAGCGGGAATGCGCGGGCCGATGCCGAGGAGATCGCTGCCGCGCTTGCTGAGCTTGGGCTCATCGGTGTGCCCACGACCCCCGGCGAAGACGATGACGGTGCTTGATCCTACGGAGGCAAGCGAGCGCGAGGGAGATCCAATGGGTAAGAGAGTGTGGTTGTCAAGGTCCGGTGTAGGCGATGCGGCTGGCCGTTGTTTGCTGGCCGTCGAGGAGGTGTGAACCAATGGACACACCAGCCGCTTTTCCCCGAACCGTCGAGGATCTGAAGGCCGCCCCGTGGAATCCTCGGGCGATCTCTGACGCTGCTCACGCCGGTCTTCGGGTGTCCATGTCGGAGTTCGGAGACATCGCTGGCATCGTCTGGAATGAGCGCACCGGCCATCTCGTTGCAGGTCACCAGCGAGTCGCCGGACTCAAGAAGAATCACGACGGCGGGCTGAAGCTCGAAGACGGCGCCATCGTCACGCCGGACGGTGCGCGCTTCCCCGTTCGGATCGTCGATTGGGACGAGGACAGAGAGCGGGCTGCCAACGTCGCAGCGAACAACCCGCAGATCGCCGGGGCGTTCACCGACGACATAGGCCCGATCCTGGAGCGCATTCGGGAGGCCGACGCCGTCCTGTTCGAGTCGCTACGGCTGGACGAGTTGGAGGACTCGCTGCCTCGTCTGCCGGTTGACGTGGATGAGGATGACGTGCCGGCCCTAGACGAAGAGGGCGAGCCCGACAGCAAGCTCGGCGAGATCTACGAGCTGGGTCCGCACCGGGTGATGGTGGGCGACTGTCGGGCCGGGTCAGCGGTTGCTTCCCTGCTCCAGGGCGAGCGAGTCAACGTGGCGTTTACCTCGCCTCCATACGCCTCACAGCGGAAGTACGACGAGTCAAGTGGATTCAAGCCGATCCCTGCGGAGCAATACGTCGACTGGTTCGAGGACGTCCAGGCGAACGTACGGGCCGTGCTCGCCGACGACGGCTCCTGGTTCGTCAACATCAAGGCGCATTGCGAGGACGGGCAGCGGGTGCTCTACGTGATGGACCTCGTGCTCTCCCACGTCCGCCGGTGGGGGTGGCGGTTCGTGGACGAGCTGTGCTGGACGCATCGCGGTCTGCCAGGGACATGGCCCAACCGCTTCAAGAACGCGTGGGAGCCGGTCTACCACTTCACTGTAGGTGCGCCGAAGTTCCATCCGCTGGCGGTGGGGCATGAGAGCGCGTCGATGTTCCACGAAGGCGGCAGGGTTAGCGGGACGAATCGCACGGGCAACCAGGGTTGGCACGGCGGCGACGTGCAACGCACGGACGGGACGGCGCGCCCCGGCAACCATCTGGACATCCCAAACAACCCTGCCAACCACGGAGAGCAGCATGAAGCGGCCTTCCCCGTCGCCCTACCCGAGTTCTTTGTCAAGGCGTACAGTGACGAGGGCGATGTTATCCTTGACCCCTTCCTGGGCTCCGGCACCACCCTGATCGCAGCCGCCCAGACCGGCCGCGTATGCGTGGGTATGGACATCAGTCCCCGCTACGTGGACGTGATACGCCGTCGGTGGACACGGTACGCCGAGGCTCACGGCGTGGACCCAGGATCGGGCGCCCTTGGAGACTGAACGCACCGCCCCGTCCCTCGGAGAACTCACCGACCAGATCGCAGAACTGCCGCCGCAGGCGAGGGAGTCCCTCCTCCGTCGTGTCCGTCGGGCTCGGTGGAAGGACATCAAGACGCTGGCCTACGAGGCGCTCCCCGACTACTTCGACCAGGCACGAGGCTCCTCGGCGTTCCATGAGGCCATCTTCGCCACGCTCCGATCCCTGCCCGGCGCCGCGGGTGCAGTCCGCACGGCATGGGAGGCACCCAGAGGGCATGCCAAGTCGGTGATCGGAGGCCTCCTCCTGCCACTTGCTTGCTGCCTGGAGCCCGACCTGTACGGCATCCGATACATCCTCGTCGTGCGGGTCAAGTACCGGCTAGCGGAGGAGCAGGTAGCGGAGATCCGAGACGTGCTCGCCACGAACCGGCAGATCCGTGGCGTCTACGGCGATCTTCGTACGTCCGACTGGAACCGGGGCGACTTCATTACAACGACAGGCGTCAGGGTCCAGGCCATCGGCGCCGATACGGCTATGCGTGGTCTCCGTTGGGGACCGTACCGGCCGCAGCTCGCCATCGTGGACGACCTCGACAAGGACGCCGTCTCCCGGCAGGCCCGTGTCAAGCTGCGCCGATGGTTGGAGCGAGCCCTGATGGGTTTGTCCGACACCGCCCGTCCCATGCACGTCCTCGCCTTCGGAACGAGGGTTGACACCGACGCCGTGATCGCGTGGCTCGCCCAGGACGCCGTCGGCTGGAACGGGCACACCTACCGAGCGGTCGAGCGGTGGCCGGACGAGCGCGACGGCCTCTGGAGGCATTGGGAGGACATCTACTCGGCAGACGATACGCCGGGCCATGCCGAGGCTCGGGCGTTCTACGAGGGCCACCGTGCGGCCATGGACAAGGGCGCAGAGGTGCTCTGGGCTGGCGATGACTTGTACTCGAACATGGAGTTTCTCGTCGTCAACGGGCCAGGTGCTCACGGCTCGGAGAAGCAGAACGATCCGCGGTCGGGCGAGGATGCTTTAGTGTACGCCGATGAGCTTTCATGGTGGAACGACGACGAGACGGACGACTGGCGGCCACGTGAGGGCTCTTGGCACGGCAGCGAGGCGGGGAGTCTTGGGTTTCGGGCTGTGGTCGTGGATCCCTCCATGGGAAAGCAGGGTGGAGATTTCACGGCGATTGTAGGCGGAGGGCTTGCGGAGGACGGCACGATCTACGGGCTAGGCGTGGACGTGGCCCGGATGAAGCCGGATCAGATCGTTCCGCGTGCGGTGGACATGGCCGAGGCCATCGGCGCCGAGATGCTGCGGGTGGAGGCTGTCGGTGGCTTTGAGTTGCTTGCGGCGCCTTTGTTGGCCGAGGTGCAGCGGCGCGGCCTCCCGATGGCCGTTGAGGACTTCAAGCCGAGCACGGACAAGCATGCCCGTCTCCAGTCGTTGCAACCTCTCCTCCGATCGGGGCGGATCGTGTTGCATCGCTGCATGGCGGGATCCGCTCTTGATCAACTCTTGGCGCTGCGAGAGGATGGCTCGACCGTCGACCATGACGACTTCCCGGACGCGCTGCACATGCTAAAAGACGCTCTCTCTCACGGGTCGGGCCGCATGCCGGACAAGCACCGCAACGGGAACGGCAACCGCAACGGGAACCGGGATCGGCTCCGTGTCGCTGACTGGAATGGTGACGGAGGATGGGAGGGCGATGGTGACCCGCCGAGGCGTCGTCGCAACGGTCACCGCAATGGCTCCGCCCGGTTTGATGACTTGTTTTGAGGGATGCAATGCGAGCGATGATTGTGGTGTTGTTTGCGGGGTTGGCGCTAGGAGCCTGCGCCGTCGGTGGCGGTGGCGGTCAGGCTGTGCCGTTTCGTCCGGCGTCGTGCTTCGTCTGCGAAGACTTTGCGATCTCCTCGAGTCTTGAGAACTGCCCCGGCGAGATCATCGAGAGCGAGTCTCGGCATGGCTGGGCGTGCCAGAGGTCCGACGGCACTGTTGAGATGTGCCGAAAGGCGCACGCCTCGTGCCGCTAACCGTCGATGCGTGGCGGGATCTGTCTGACGACCGGCAGACTTCGAGCTTCGTCGAATACCTGGATGCGTACTGGCTCGCGACAATGCGGGGCGAGGTTTTCACGGAGTCTGCATACACGGGCGAGGACGAGATCGAGTCTCGGTTCGCCCGATGCCTCGGTGTCTACGATGGATCGATGGCGTCCTCTGGGAGCGGAAGCATGCCGCCGAAGTCGGTCCGTGAGTTCTCCGAGGCGATGCAGGCTGCGCTCAGGTGACGGTTTACATAGCCCACCCGGTCAGTCGTGCTCCGGGTCCAGAGGACAACGCCGCGCTTGCCTCTCTGATGGTCGAGGGTGCTGGGTTGCTGCATCCGGCCCGATCGTTCCGGCATGGCGTCGCCTCGTCGCAGATGTCCCGAGTGCGTCGCATTCTGGGAGACATAGCACCGCGTCGGCAAGGCGACGGCGGGCCGATGGGTCCGAACTGGAGCCCCGGTCCCTGGCTCGTTGCTAGGGCGTCCGAGGTGTGGGCTTGTCGCCCCGACGATCCCGACGTGCAGACCGACATCGGGATCGCAGAGCATCACGGCATCGCCGTCCGCCGGATCTCGGACATCGAGGAGCGCTTGCTGTTGTCGGCCTCCGTCTCCGCTCGGCGTCGGAAGCACAAGGCGGACATGGCCTCCATCATCGACAAGGTACTGCGCGACGTGATCCAGAGAGCAGACTTCCTCGGTGTTCGTGCTGTCGTGCGTGGCGCTAGCGCCAACGGTTCGATCATGGACATGCAGGGCATCGACTACGAGAGGATCGCGGGGAGGGTCAACGGCGGGCAGGCGATCCCTAACGCTGTCCAAGAGACGGGCCTTCGTGTGGCCCGTGCCTCGGGGATCATGCGACGAGCAAAGTTGACGCTGACGGAGCGAAAGGCGTTGCACCTCCGGGAGATCGAGGAGCGCAGTTATCGTCAGGTGGCACTTGGTCTTGGTTGGGACGATACGTCAGCGGCAGAGAAGCGGGCAGAGCGGTTGATCCGCCGGTCGTTGTCCCGGTTGCGCTCGGCGCTACGGATGCAGTCGGCAGAGATCGTGAGGGATAGGGAGGAGATCACAAGATGAAGGAACAGCGAGCAGCTGCTGACCTTGCCTCGGGGAGTCCGCTCTCCCAGATCGAGATCGTTGACCTGGAGCGCCGGATGAAACTGCGGGGCGCCCTCCTCGTGGACAGGCTGGCCGAGGCGATGCGCGAGGCGGGCTTGCCGATGGCCCGAGGTGCTCTGACGCTCTCGGGAGATGGCGCCCTGCTCTATCAACTGCCGGGCGTGTTTCAGCGGAAGGTCAAGCCGCGGGTGATACTGCACGCCGTTGGCGTGGACTCGGAGCCGCAACAGTACGCCGAAGAGATTATGGAGGCCGAGTGCTGCGCGCTGGCGGCGTCGATGCCGATGATCCTTCGCAACCTTGCCGACAGCATCGAGAAGAAAATCCAAGGCGGTCAGCGCAACGGGATCGGCACCGGCCGGATCCATCGCTCCAGGATCGTCTCTTGAGAAGCCGCAAGACTCCGCCGCCGAAGGCGTCCTATAGGGTGCCAGAGGTCGCGGCCATCATGGACGTCTCCAGGTTCACCGTCTATCGGTTGATCGCTGGCGGGCACATCGAGAGCCATGGTTCCGGGCCTCAACGTTCAATCGTCGGTCAGTCTGTTTGGCGATACCTGCGAACGCGGCGAGGAAAGGCAACGAGGGCTCGCGCAAGTAGAATGAGGGCTGCGCTAGTGTGCAAGCGGGCGAGGTGTCCCGCAGGTTGACGGCAGGTGATGTTCGCCGCTTGACCGCGTGTCGGGAACCTCGCAGGATTCGGGCACACTGGACAAAGAGCGCAACGAGGCCCCGCGGAGGCTGCGGTGGCGAAGCAGAAAACGACGAGGCAGGGTGTCGCCGGGACGTATATTGCCCATGGCGTGATCGCTGGCGTCGAGGAAAACCGGAAGCTACGGCATGACCTGGCACGCGGCACACCCAGCGAGCCCGGCGTCTTCGACAAGATGCGCCGCCAGGATCCGAAACTGGCGGCCCTTCTGGCGTCGGTCAAAGCGCCGATCCTCGGAGCAGAGATCAGGATCGTCCCGCCGGACGACGCCGATGATACCGAGATTGAGATCACCGAGTTCGTTGAGGCGTCGCTTCATGGACTCGACGGCGGCCCTCGCCGCTTTTATCGAGAGTTGCTGACCTATCTGGACTTTGGGTTCGCCGCCTTCGAGGAGGTCTACCGCAAGCAACCGGACGGGCGAGTATCTTGGGAGGCGTTCGAGCCGCGCTTGCAGACCACGGTCCAGCGATGGCTCGTGGACGAGGCCACGGACAAGCTCAAGGGCGTCGAGTTTCGGGCGCCGTTCGGTGGCTCGGACTGGAAGACATACGAACTCGATGCCCGTAACCTGACGCTTTTCGTCCGCAACCAAGAGGGCAACAACTTTGAGGGCGTTTCGCTCTTGCGGCCTGCCTTCACGTTCTGGACGGCAAAACGGCAGGTTTTACGCGGCACGACGATCGACATCGAACGAGCCGGTCACGGCTACATGAAGTTCAGCAAGGAAACGCCGGGCGATTGGCGCGATCGGGATCTGGACCTCATCGAGGAGACGGCGATCAACTGGCGGACGAATGAGGACGCCTTCGCTGCGCTTCCGTTCGGCGTGACGATGGAGTTCGAGTTCCCGCAGATTCCGATCGGGGATCGGGTCCGGTGGTTGGACTACCTGGATCAGCAGATGGTGTCCGCTTTCATGGCGACGTTCCTGCAACTGGGCCTGACGCCGAGCGGGACGCAGGCCCTAGCGAAAGAGCTACGGTCAAACTTCCTCGGTGCGTTGCGCTCGGAGGCGGATTACGTCGAGGACGTGATGAATGCCCGCGGCGGCCTGACGGTGAGCGGTCCGATTCAGAGGCTTGTGGACTTCAACTGGGGTCCGCAACCTCAGGGACGCTATCCGATGTTCAGGATCGGCCGCCTGTCCGACGTGGACGTGAGCAAGGCGATCGGGTCGATCATCACGGCGTTCCAGGCTGGGGCGCTCGGCCGGTGGACGGACGACGATGCAAACCACGTCCGGCGACTGGCGGATCTGTCTCCGATGGAGATGCAGACGGATCAGGATTCCGAACCGGGCATGGTGAATCCCTCGCAGGATTCGGGCGGCGCCGAGGGCACAGAGACGGACGAGGACGAGACGGCGGCGGTGCCGATGGCGCTAGGCGGGCCGTTGTTCATGGAGTTAGACGGCAACGGCGAGCGGATACAAACGAGACGTCAGCTGCAAGGACCCGAGGTCTGCGTAGCATATGCGGCACTCGGTCGGATCTTCGACGAAGGCGGGGCTGACTTTGAGTCGGCGGTGTCCGGTGCTCTGGAGGCTCTTGGGGCTGACGTTGCCAAGCGGATCCGATCGATCATCAGTTCGGACGCTGAGCTTGCGATACAGGTCACGGAGATCGCAGAGGTTCAGGCGTCGATTGGGACACGGCTTGCGGTACGCTCGGCGGTGGCGTCGTACCTGGACAAGGTTGGCAAGCAGACGACCAAGCTCACGACGGACGAGGTCAACCGCCAACTCACGAAGGGCGGACTCCAGAAGGGCCAGAAGATCGGCAAGGGCCGCCGCTCTAGGGTGCCGATCCCGGTTCGGGCCATTGCGGTCGAATCCATGGACGCCATCGCAGAGGCCCAGGCCATGCTGACGGCAGTTCGGCTCATTGATGAGGTGTTGCTCGGTGCGCGGGACGCAGGTGCCAGGGCGGCGACGCTAGGTGCCGAGGCTGCGGCGGCTGCGGTGTCTGACCTGGACCGAGTTGCGGTGCGTGCCTCTGCCTTCTACCGGAAGCACGCCGCATCGCCCACGGCTGCGGTGATTGCACAGGCGAGGGAGACGGCCTCGCAGGCAGCACTCGAGGCCCAGGGCATCGAAGACGTTGATTATGTGATGTTTTCATCGGTGCTCGACGAGGCATCGTGTGGACCATGCAGAGACGAGGACGGGCAAGAGTTCCCCTATGGATCGGCGGAGTATCTCCGGCTCAAGCCTCCCTATCAGAGTTGTGATGGGCGGGGGCGGTGTCGGTGTATCTTCGTATTTGTGGGATCAAAGGGCACGTCCGGCATGGTCGAATAATGAGGTTCTATGCCATTTGCTAACGAACACGCAGCGCGGCTTGCCTCTCCGGGAGGCTTTAAGCGCTTCCGCCGGGATAACGCGGCGGGAGGTCCCGGCGTAGACCTGATCTACGGGGTGAAGGACGACGAGGACGGCGGCGAGGTCGTGGAGTTGCAGGCGATCCGGTTTGCCTCGGACAAGTTCTCGGCAGACGAGGCGAAGACGTGGCTAGACGATCACGAGTATGAGGTGATCGAGTTCGAGGAGGCCGTGGGCGATGCTGCGCTGTGCCTGTCCTTCGCTGGACAGCCGATCCCGTTCCTGTTGGATCGTGCGGAGGACGCCTCGGCCCAGACAGGCGAGTCAGATGTGCCCTTCCGGCGTTGGCTCCAGATCGCAAAGATCGGGATCCAGCCGGTCGAAGGCTATGACGAGCCCTATGAGCTGACGGACGGACGAGCCTCTCAGATCGTGTCGGTCTTCCAGCATCGGCGCGATCACGGTCACGATACGATATTCGATTACAACCACGGCTCGATCCGTGGGGGCAGTCCCGAGGCGACAGGGAAGGCCGGGCTTGTCCTTGAGATGGAGCACAGGTCGGGTGACGGGATCTGGGCCTTGGGCGAGTTCACCGACCGGGCGGCATCGTTTCTGAAGGGCGGCGACTTCCACAAGACGAGCCCGGAGATTCACTCGCATTATCTGGACTTCGAGTCAGGCGAATGGATTGAGGGTCCTGCCATCCTAGCGGTAGCGCTGACGGCTCGGCCGCAACTCGGCGGCATGGAGGCCATTGCGGCCTCGAAGTCGTGGCAGACGTTGGCGGTTGCGCTTGATACGGACGCGCCGAACGTGGCGACGATGATTCATGCGGCTATTGCCGACCTGGCGAGGGCGGGCAAGTTCGGAGAGGTCGAAGAGGGCGGCGAGGCTGATGAGCCGGTCAGCCTTGTCCAGATCGCAGAGGACATCACGAGCGTGATTGTCCGCAACAATCGGACAAACGAATACTACGGGGCGTCAGTCGTTGAGCGTAACGGACGGCTCCAAGTCGAAGATATCGCCCGTGGCGGGTTGCTGTTTCATCCTGCCGACGACACGAATGAGGAGACTAAGACAATGGCCGACAAAGGCACGATGATCCCTGTCGACGAGAACGTGGCCGAGGCACAGGCCATGCTGGAAAAACTGGCTCCATTGTTGGAGGCAATCGGCGAGCGCACCGCCGACGAGGTAACCAAGGCTCTCGCCTTGCTGGATGCCGCAGGCGAAAAGGTCGCCGTTGAGGACGTGCAAGCGCTCGCTCTCGGCCAGGGCCAGGACGACGCCTTGCGGCTCCACGTCAATACTCTCGCTGCGGACCTCCAGGCGTCGAAGTCGGAGATCCAGGCGTTGTCAGCGAAGCTACAGGGCGCCGAATTGGAGAAGCAACGGCACTCCGCCGAGGCATTGCTGGATCGCTACCCGACGCGGGTCACTCCGTCGCAGCGGCCTTGGCTCCTCTCGCAGGCACTCAAGGATGCCGATGGGACGGAGGCGTTCATTCAGTCGCTACCCGAGACGATCAATCTGGGCGGTTCCGGCACACGCAGCGCAGCTGCTCCGGCGGCCATGGTTGCCGACGATGCGCCCAAGACGCTCGACTCCTTGATCCTGTCGTATCAGGCGGCGGAGCAGGCCGAGGGCCGGGACGTTGACTATGCCACGGCATGGGATGCCGTCAGGGACACCGACGAGGGCCGCAATGCAGAGTCTCGCCACTACGGCGGCAACGTGATCACCATGCCGAGGGCGAGTTAGCACCAAGGCTCGACGCAACGAAGATTGAGGAGCATTCAGAATGGCAACTTTTCACGGACCGTCCAAGACGTTCTCTGCCGCGGCAGCAACGAATCTGTCAGCCGCCGCCAATGTCGGGCTCGTTGTAGCGCTCGACGGTAACGGTGACATCGTGCTTTCGGGTCACCCTGGCACCGACGCGATCGGCATCCTTGAGGATGGCGGACGCGCTGCCGGAGACGCTTGCCTCGTCGCGATGACGGGCAGGGTCACCCGCGGTCAAGCCGGGGCCGTCTTCAACGAGGGCGACCGACTGACGGCGGCGGCCGATGCTCAACTTGAGCCGGTCGCCTCCGCCGCTGATATAGTCTGCGCGGTTGCCCTTCAGGCGGCGACTGTGGCGGGAGACCTGGTTGATGTGATGGTCGCCGGATTCCAGCAGAACCACGACGGCAACCCGTAAGGTTAAACAGCGGGCCTCGCGCCCTGACAAACAAGGAGCAGAACAATGCCCGCAGGAGTATCTCGCGCAGCGGTGCGCCCGGTCGATCCAGTCCTCACAAGATGGATGGTCGTTCAGGCGCAGAGAGAAACGGCATTCATTGCCGATATCGCATTCCCCCCCGACTACCGGGAAGGGGAGAGCAGCGGCACGTTTTTCCGTGCTACCGACGGCTTCCGTACATTCGGGAACCAGGACATCGAGCGGGCACCAGGTGCACCGTTCGAGCGTCTGTCGTTCGGTCTAGCAACGGCGACGTTCCGAACGCAGTCCTTCGGAGTTGAGATCCCGATCGACGACGACTTGGCGGCGGAGTCTCAGACTCCCATGCAGTTGTCGCGGTTGGCGACGATCCGAGGCATGCGGGAGATCATGGTTCGCCGTGAGGTCCGCGTTGCGGCTGCCTGTTTCGTCACTGGTGTCTGGACGTCCGAGACGACAATAGCGGGTGGTTCCGAATGGGACGCCGCCGCAGGCGACGCTCTCGGCAATATCTGGACATGTAAGCGGAACGTTCTGCTCAACTCCGGGCAGGATGCCAACGCCGCGATCCTGGGCTATGACACCTTCCGTGTTGCGGTTCAGAATGGCGATCTTCAGTCCTTGATGCCTGACGCCCAGCGCGTGGGGCAACTCACCGAGCTCCAACTCGCAGCGAATCTGCGGGAGGCGTTCGAGGTTGAGACGCTGATGATCGGTCGTTCGGTCCGTGTGACGTCGCGAGAGGGCGCAACCGAGGTTGCTGGGTTCACGTGGGCTGACAACGCGCTTTTCTACAGCAAGGGCGAAGGCGCCGAGGGCGACGGTTCGCCGGGAGCGTTCGCGCAGTTTGCAAGTACCAGCGGCGGATCTCCGACGGTCGTTGAGACCTATCGGGATGAGGGCATCCTGTCGGATGTCGTTCGTGTCCGAGAGAATCGGGATGAGGTGGTCGTTGACCCGGATCAGGGTCACCTTCTGATCAACTGCGCCGCATAATGGCTGATAAAGCAGCACCAACGCCCAAGGAACCGAAGGGTTCACACTATGTGTGGGTTCGTGGTTCCTTGTGCGTTGGCGGGCGTTATTATCTCGCGGGGATGGTCGTTCCTGCCGAATACGGCAAGGCGCATCCCGACTGCGTAGAGAAGCGGGCGGGCAAGCGTCCGCATGACGCGTCCCTGTCGCAGGCTGGCAAACCGTAAACACCTTCTAAAGCATGAGGAGGAACCAGTGGCATCGAATCCGTTGACGGGTCGTGAGACTCACTACGTCTGGAGAGGTGTGGGAATGCTGCACCTGGACGCTGAGAAGTTCTATCGTCCCGGCGCAGTCTTGCCGCGCGATCTTGGTCGTCACGTCTTCGACGTGGCGCCACACGCGATCGAGATCCGGGACGGTTACTCGATCGCGGCCGAGCCGGTTGCACTCCAGGATCGGCACTACGTCTGGAACGGCGGCCCTCGTGGAGTCGGCGTGCTGCATGCTGCGAAGGGTGTCGTCTACCATCCCGGTGACGTGCTGCCGGTTGAGATCGGAGAGCGGAATCATTCCCTTTTCCCTGCTAGCGTCGAGGTCCAGGCGGGCCACGCCGCACCAGCAGAGGGCAAGGAGCCGCTCGTTGAATATAAGCGGCCGAGCGAGATCAACCCAGAGCGGGTGCTGTCGGACGAGATGAAGGTTGCGATCGATCGGTTCTTTGAGCGTCGGATGGTCGAGGAGACTTCTAAGGCGGTCAAGCAAGCTCGGGAGGCTGGACCGTCGGTGGTGGCCGACCGCCAGGACGAAGAGGACAAAGAGAAGGCCAACCGCTATCGGCGCACGCGCAAGTCGGCGAAAAGCTAGACACGGAGCACAGATCATGACCCGCATTCGTACAATCGTTGGCCTCGTCTTGACGGGCCTCCTCGTCGCGCTTTCCGTGTGGGTTGGGCCGTCGGTCCTTGAGGCTGCGCCCACCTACGTCGATCGGTTGATCCGGCCGAAAATTTGGAACGGTTCGCTGACCCTGCCGAATGCCGAATCGATCAATAACGACACCGACGACATGATCGACTTTATCGGTGCCGGTGGTTTAGCAAACACCGACATGCGGATCGATCTTGATGGTCCCATCCCAGTCCTGTCGAGTCCGTCAGGTGCAGGGATTGGCATCAACGACGTTTTCGGCACGACCCACGCGGCGCCTGCCGCATTGGCGGCCGGTGTCGCGACCTTCGCTGTCACGACAAACGTGATGACGATTGACTGCGACGGTGGCGGGAATTCTATAACGACGATCACCGGCGGGATCTCGGGTCAGATTCTAGTGCTCATACATGTCGATGCTCATTGCACCTATGTCGACAACAACTTGGGCGCAGCGAATACGATCGATCTCCTCGGTGCGAACAACGTATCTGCCGATGATGAGACGTTGACACTCGTCAACGACGGGACATCTTGGCGCGAGCTAGCGAACTCCGTGAACGACTAACGAAGAGGGCAGCCCTTGCCGATCAATGAGTTCAGTTCGACTGCCGTGCTGCTTCAGCAGCAGTACTTCCCCGGCTATACCTTCGACGCGAACTCGAACCCGACGAACACGGCGGTCGCTGCCATCATCACCAAGAAGGCGGCAACGGTCAGCGGGATCTTGACATCGGTCGGTGTGGCGCCTGCGGGCATTGACGTTGTGGGCGAGCCGATCGCCTTCAACTGGCTCCAGGATCTCGTTCTCGTTGGCACAGCTGCTCACGTAGCGCGGGCCTTTACAGGTCGAGGAGACACGAGCCGTGTTGCGTCGGTGTGGCGCACGGAATGGACCCAGGGCCTAGAGGTGCTCCGAGACCCGCAAAAGCGCAAGGATGTCCTGGCCGACGTGCTGACAGGCTCGCAAGCCGGATTCCTGCGGACGCATGTCCAATCAAGTTCTGACTCGCCGCCAACGGTGGTGGGCGATATCGACCTTGTGACGCCATCGTTCACGGCGGACATGGATCTTTGATGGCCGAGAGGCTCTTAGACTTCGACGTTGGCCTTGTAGGGGACAAGCCGATCATTGCCAAGCTCGGACTAGCCGAGGACCGGGTGAAGGACTTGCGCCCGGCATGGGCCGCACTTCATAGCGGCAACTCTTCGCTGCTCTCTGGCGGGATCCGGCCGTTCGTTGAGATCGTCAAGGGGCAGTATAGGACGAAGGGCGCGCGGGGCGGGACACCTTGGCAGAGTTACAACAGCGAGCCTGTATATAAGCGGATCAAGATCGCAGTCGGCGGCGGATTGGATCGGATGCTGCGCTGGGAGGCGGGGCGGGAGCGACTCTATCCGTCACTCGTCAGGACAGGCCACCCGGATCACGTCTATGAGCCGCGCCGCCTGTCGGTGATGTTTGGGACACGGGTTCCCTATGCGATCAAGCACCAGGAAGGCCGCGGCATGCAGCCCTATGATCGGATCCCGCTCCCGAAGCGGCCGATCATCGCGTTGACCCGTGGCGACTTCCGAGGGTGGATCCGTGTAATCCAGCGGCACGTGGAGGCCACGGTGGGCATCCGGGGAGCGCGGGCCATTCTCTAGGGAGCGTCCAGCATGATCGAGGACGTCCTGGTTGAGATCCGCACGGCGGTGAATACGTTTCTACCTGCGGCGTTGAACGTCGAAGATGCCGAGTATGCCGTGGCCGATGCCGCGGAGTTCGGTCATGCGCTCGTGCTTGACGACATCGTCACGGTGCGCTTTGAAGAGGCGGGCGAGCTTGAGATCCAGAATTACCCGGCGCTGTTCTTGCTCCCGAGAGCGGACGACCACGATCCGATCTTTACGATCAACGAGTTCATCTCTCATCAGGTGGATTGCGTCGTCGTGATCAAGGACACCGACCCGGTTGAGTTGACTCGTCGCCTCTTTCGCACGGTCGAGGCTCTGCGGCGGGTGCTCACGGAGCGGGTCGAGGAGACGGGCGTGGCGGAGGATCCGGTGTTCCAGGTGGATATCGCCCGATCAGACTACAGTCCGACGTTTGAGCTAGAGGGCGGCGGGCTCGTGAAGAGCGCAGTTCTTGAGGCGCGGTTCATGGAGATCGAGGCGAGGCCATGAGCAAGAGCAAGAGCAAGAGCAAGAGCAAACGCTCCGTGGTGTGGGTCTTCCCCTGGGAGACGCATCCGGCCCGGTATGGATCGGCGGAGTATGAAGTCCGAGAGATCGATCCTGATAGTCCGCAAGCGGACGCCGTCAAGGCTCGGCCTGCGGACTTCGAGCCAACACCTGCAAAGCCGTCGGAGGGTTAGCGCATGGCGATCCAAGCAAGGCAATCGCTACTGGCGAAGGTCGAGGCGGCATATGGCACGGACCCCACGCCCGCTGGCGTTGATGCGGTTCGGTGTATCGGGTCCCTCGATTACACCTTCAACTCCGAGGATGCGGAGATCGAGAGCGTCGATGCGTTCCTAGACGGCTATGCTCACGTCGAGGGGAGCGTCTTCGTGACGGTTTCGTTCGAGACGCCGCTCTGGGGCTCTGGGGCTGCGGGCACGGCACCGGAGATCGGGCCGTTGTTCAAGGCGTGCGGTATGGACGAGGTGATCGTGGGTGCCACCTCGGTGACATATCAACCGACATCGGCATTTGGTGCCGGGGCAGCTGGATATCAGTCCAACACGTTTTACATCCAAGACTCGACCCTCCAGTTCCAGGTGCACGGCGTTTATGGGACCTTCTCGATCGATGCTTCGGTCTCGAGTTTCCCCAAGGTCTCGTGGAGTTTCACGGGCCTATACGAGAGGCCGACCGACGTTGCAGCAATCACCGCTCCGACATACGACGCGACGCGTCCGGCGCCGTGTAGAGGGCTGACGTTCCAGTACGCGGGGATCACGCCTCGCTGCACGAATTGGACGCTCGATCTTCAGCGTGAGGTCCACCGCGTGGGCGACTTCGGCTCCACGTTTGGCGTGGCGGGCTTTGAGCTGGGCCGCTGCAGTCCCGCGGGCACCTTCCGGGTCCAAGAGCGCGCCATCGCAACGGAAAACTTCTGGACGGTTGACACTCCCGTTGCGAGTCATTGGTCTCTGACGTTCGGATCAACCGCGGGCAATATCTGCACGATCACTCGTCCCGGTGGCACTGGCGGGATCAAGTTTCAGAACCTCTCCCGCGGAGAGGATAATGGGATCATCACGCTAGACATGGCGTATTCGATCGGGCGTAACGCCGGAAACGACGCCTTAGAACTGGTTTTCACCTAGACTTATCGACTCGACTCGACTCGGGCAACGGCCCGATGTAGTGCGACCAAACTGGATTGGGAACATGCTCCGTTGCTCGGGTCGAGCTTTCAGCCCGCCGCGGGAGCGCATAGAGCAAAGCGGTTCCGGGCGGGCGTGTCCTTTTAGCATGGAGGCACAGCATGCCGCGCTTTCGTCAATTCTCCCGAGATGGAGGACGCTACGTCCTCGCCGTTGATCGCAATCTTCCTCCCTCCGATCAGGTGGTCTGGCACTACCGCCACCCGACTCCCCTAGACATTGCTGAGTTTGAATCCCAGGCCGGTTATCTCAAGGTCGAGGGTTCCAGCGAGAACGCGGGCGGAGGTGCGCCTGGCGTTGAGGACATCAACACGCGCTGGGTCAGCAACTCGCAGGGGAATGGGATCCGGGCGTTGCTGCGGTTCCTGACGGACGTTGCGGGGCCGGGCCCAGCGGGTAAGCCCTTGTGCTACCCGAAGCCGGGAGAGCAGGTCTATGACGAGGGAGCGGGCGGCAACGGGGCACCAGCGATGCGTTCGTCTCGTGACTCGGATCGGCTGGAGTTCCTGGCGATCTTCACGCAAGAGGATCTCTACGAGGTCGCGGACTCAATTCTGGACGGGGCGAGGCTGACGGAGGAAGAGTCGGGAAACTCCGACGCGCTGCCGAGTTCCTCGCTCGGTGGCGCGACCTCGACGACGAGGTCACCCGAGCCGAGTTCGGCGGAGGCGTCCAC